CATAGATTTACCATATGGTAACCAGTTTGTATCTGCTAATAATCTAAAGTGAGCAACTTCAAAGTTTTCGTATTGTTCTTTTCCATTTGGGTCTTCAGTAATTTTAAACTTTACTGAGTTTGGATTCGATGGGTCTGTTCTTTCTAATCTTTCTGTGTTGTAAACTGAATGAGGTGTAACGTTAACAATACCTTTACCTTCAGCGATTTCTAAACCTAAGAAGAAATCTCCATACTTACACATATTTCTTACCCATGGCCATAAGTTGAATTCAATATTAAGAACATCATAAAATAAGTTTCTTAATATTTCTTGTACTTGTTGATTATCAGATACAATTCCAAGAGTATCACCAAATTCATTTTTTAGTGTTGATTCATCTGCGTATATATCAAGAGCTGATGCTAATATTGGGTCATTATCCATTGCATCAAAATCTCTAAAAACTTCTCTACGAACTTGTTGGTATGCCATTGATTGAGCACCACCTGCTTGTTCATAGAAACCTTTTTGTAGTTTCGTGTACCTATCTCTTAAAGAAGATAAGTTAGTTTGTTGTCTCTCATCGGTATCAATTACTTTTCTCTTACCCTCCTTATCAACAGTAACAACTGCTTGAGTACGAAAGAGTTTCGTTAATCTACCAAAAAATGAAGTATCTGCCATTTTGTTCCTAATTTAAATTATAACCTTTATTTGTTTTTGTTTTACCATTTTCTACAAGACCAGTATCTTGCTTTGTGTCTTGGACCTGGTGAATCACAATTGTGTCTAGCTCTAAATGCTTTTCTTGCATCTGGATTATTCTTTCGAATAGACATTGTTTTTTCTCCTGATTTCTTTGCTGAACTTCCTCCATGTCCAAAGTTTACTTTTACTACATTACCTTTGGGGTTTTTGACATATACTTTGAATTTCTTAGTATCACCTTGCATTGGTTTTCCAAGTTTAACTGTTCTACCTTGATACTCAGCTTCATTCATATCAGATTTGTATTCTTTCATGAATTCACAGAATTCTTTTATATCGTGATAATTTTCCACAGTATATTCTTCTGTGTGTATTTCTTCGTTAAGTAAATTTTTTAATGATATCATAGTTATTTCTCCTTATATTATAAATATATAGTTATTTAATTAACCAAGTTAAATCTTCATTACTATCCCCAACCCGCATTTTCCATGGGTTTTCATCCATAGAAGCATTACCACCAAATCCCATTCCAGCAACATCCAATTGATGTGCTCCAATTCCACCTAATGCCTGTTTTGTTAAATCAATTCCTTCTTGTCTTAATCTCAAAGCAGTATCTCTAACCCACAACGATATTGCAAGGGACATCGTTAAATCATCATTATAACCCCTCATTGCTTCTGCTCTATTACCATTCCATATAAATGTAAATAATTCATCTATTGTTCTTTGTGAACGAATTGTAACGGATTTTTCTCTAATGTATTGTTCTAATTTAGATATGATTAGAGGTCTTGTTTTAGATGTTGTACTAAAACCTGCAGTTAACCCTCTATCTTGTGCTCTGTATTTGTTTGTTAATTGATTCTCTACATCTACATACTTTAAATCTTTACTCATATAGAAAAGGTTTCCATATCCTCTATCAATTACTTGTTGAATTACTGCCCAACCAATATTTGCGTTCTCAACTACTAGTAATGCATTGTTATAATCGGTTGCAAGAGATACAAGAAAATTTCCAAAATCTTTTGTATCTAATTTACCTTTATATTCTGCAACTTGAGATGATTCTTCTATATCAATAACATGACATGCCGAGAAATCGGCAGCATCACCACGAGCAACATCGGCAACTACCATGTAAGATTTCTGATAGTTTGGATATTCCCATTTCCAAAGATTTCCATCGAATCCAGTCTTTTCAACTGGTTCTTGGATAAATGATTCTTTATAGAACATAAGGAGTTGTGGGTCTATCACAGTATCACCCGAAGATACAAAATCACAATCACATTCTTGTGCTGCTCCTTTTGGTCCTAATAAAACTTCTTGTTCATCTCTCCAATCTTGGTCTCTTTCTGGATGTACACTCCAATGTAATCTAATAGTGTTAAAAGTATTTGTTTCTTCTTCTGCACCTACCCAAGTTTTGTGAAAAAAGTTTCCTACACCATTTGGAGTAGATAGGATAATTGCATTACCCCCAGTCGATAGTGTTGATTGTGCCGATACCCAAATATCTTCAATCTTATCAATAAATGCTGCCTCATCAAATACTAATAAAGATAATGCTTCAGAACGACCAGCATCACCAGCGGCTGAAGTTGCTTTTATCTGAGAACCATTCGAGTATCTTAAGGATAGTTTGTTATCCTCTACTGTATTTTGTTTTAACCATGATGGTAAATATTGATTCATTACACGAACCTTCGTTACAAGGTTCTTGGCAACTTCTTGTTTAGTTGCAATTACCAATACATTAAAATCTTGATTGAATAACATCTTCCAAAGTGAAAATCCCGCAGTTAAGGTTGAGATACCCGTTTGTCGAGATTTAAGAATGATGTTGTATCTGTGTTCTGCGAATTGGTCTAAAGTTCTTTCTTGAAACTGATATAAGTGAAAAGGAATTTTCCCCCTAACTGGATGTTGTATCATACAGTACTTCTTCATGAAGTATATAGGGTCTTGAGCACATTTCTGATACTCAAGTTTTATTATTTCTTTTAAACTTTGTTTAGCCATTCTATTTTTTTCCTAGTTTCCAATACATAGAACCACCAACAAATGGTTTATACTCACCAAGTTGATTTGATATACCAAGATTTAAACCATAGATGTTTAATTTCTTTGTTTTAAATAAAACATTACCACTAAGATTATTTAATCCATTGGTTTGGTCTATTCCTGTTCCAAATCCAATATAAAATTCATTCTTTGGTAATTCTTTTACTATTGTAGTATTATAAACTGTTGGAATCTTGAAATACCAATCGATTTCTCTTGATTCAATTCTGTTTTGTGAAATAACATCAGTAAGAATACCAAATCCTAAATCTCCACTTGGTTTGTTACCTACTGAATCAGTAACTACATCAGGAAAATCATATGCTAAACTTAATGTATCTTTGACTGTTATCTTTGAAAAGTAATCTTTAATAATTGCAAGTGAATCTACATCAACTGGTATCTCTACTTCCTTAATTACTTCTTTTGTAATATACTTCGGTACATACTTTGTTACTTTAACTTCTTTTTCTACATATATCGTATCAGTTTTTGATTCTAATAACTCATATTGTTCTCCATCTACTTCTACAAGAGTCTTATCTCCATAATCTTCTCCACACCCTCTTAAAAATAAAATAATTCCTAATAAAAGAAGGATTACTACTTCCCTCCATCGTTTAATCAATAAACTAAATATAATGCTCATAATTTTTTTCCCTTAATTTATCAAAAGCTTCTTCTCTTTTGACTTCTAATTCTTTAATTTCGTTTTCGCCGTAATCAATAAGTTCTTGTATCTCGGCTTTAACTTCACTAATTGGTTTTGGTAACTTCCATGTTTCGGTAACCTTACCATCTGAACCTATCATTTCATATTCTTCTTTAAGTTCATCTATTGATTGTTTATATGAATCTAATTTAGCTTTTCCATACACAATCATCTTTGTCCAAACTTTATAATTTTGATATTCTTCCCATAAACCAGCAGTTCGTATTTGATGTTCTTTATCAATAGTACATTCCATACAAAATCCACCTCGTTGGATAAATTTTAAATCTTTATCGGTTTTCTTAATGGTTTTACATTCAGAATTTTTACAACTTGATTTTTCTTGAAGGTAATTTCTAATTTCTTGAAAAGCTTCAGAGTTTTTTCCTGTCTTTAGGATGTATCCTTCTTTTTTCTCGTATCTATTATGCTCATCTTCCCAAACATCACCAACATTACGAGTTTCTTTTATTTTATCATACCCAATGGTAGTATTTTTATCATACTCACCAGTTTGTACCATATCTACCAACTTTCTACGAGTTGGGTGCATATACTTCTTCTTGAATTCTTTACCCATTTTTACATATTAGGTTATATTGTTACATATATAAATATATAAAAATAGAGAAACCGAAATTTTAAAAGAAAATACCTAGTATCTGATTTACGGATGCGAATGTACCTGTAAGTTTAAAAGTATTTCCTTTATATAAGAACACAATACCTTCATTCGGTACAATTTTTTTAGAACCACCGATAGATTTTAATCTACCAAGTTCTAATTTAAGTTTTTCTATCTTTTTTGGGTCACCTGATTTCTTAACATCTTTAATTGTCTTATCAATTCGTTTTTTCATATCACGAACTGCTCCATCAGCATTAACTGTTAGTGCAGATGAGGTAAACTCTAACACTTCTGCACCTAAACCTAAGAATATTTGTTCAAACTTCATTAAGTTCTTTTTACTAATCTTCTTTTGGTCTTCTTTATCTATTTTCTTAGCCCATTCTAATGTTTTTTCATCAGTAATGTTCTTTTTATCTAATCTAAACTTCTTATCCATGAATGCCCATCTCTTAACTAACCCCATTTTGGTTTTATTATCAAGTGATGATGGAGAATTCTTATCAACCCATTGTTCCCACCATGATTGGTGATAGTTTGCAACACCATCAGTATCTTTTAAACTAAACTCACTCTGCAATTTGGATATCATTGATGAGTATTTACTACGTTTAGTAGATAAATCTTGTGATTTTGGTAATTTTACAATAGGAGGTCCTTGAATAGTGTAATTATCTTGTACATCTTTGTTAACTTGTTTAATCATACCAGCTAATATTCTAGCCGCATCACCATTCTCTCCAATTGCAACACCATCCATGTTGAATTCCATAGTACCATGGAACACAAGTAATGCTTGACCATAAGGAATAACGTTTACTGATGTTGGATATATCACTTCAAGGTTCATAAAACACGCACCTTGTTTAAAAATCTTATCTCTTTGTTTATCTGAAAGGGATTTGATAGCATTCGATAAGTCTTTCATTGCATAATTGTAAGCATCACTCAATCCACCTCTACCTTGGAACTTATCTGATACACCTTTGATATCTAAAGCGTTCTCACCTTTGTTTTTAAGGTGTCCTTTGTTTCTTGCGGCTACTAACCTACCATCTCTCCATGAAATAGCTAGTGCTTGACCATCTGTTTTCTCTCGTGTGAACTCAAGTGTACCCTCTAAAGCACGATTTACAATATCTTTAAGTTGTCCAAAGGTTAAATTGATATCAGTATCAAATGGATGAGACATGTGTCCATACGCACCACCCTCTTGTAGTAATTTGGTTTCGTTTATGTTTTCTTTGATTAGTTGTTGTGGTGTTTTAGTGTTTGGTAAAAACATTTCAACTATTTTATTATCAATATCACTTATTAATTGTTCTATTTCATTCATAAACTTTTCCTTTTCTTGATTTTTAATCCAATTACCTCGTTCTGGTCCATTAGGTATATCTTTTGGTATATCACTTCCCTTTACAGATAACTTAAATTTTACAAACTTATCAAGTTTTTTACCAATTCGTTTACCAAATTCTAAAATATCTTTATCAGATATTGATTTTACATTTTCATGTTGTTTTTTAAATTGGATAATCTTTTCTGGTGTGAAATCCTTTAATGATATTAAAAATGTAATATCATCTTTATCATTATTACTATAATTAATTTTATTTAATACGTTTCCTACTTTACTCGGGTCATTATCTCTTAAAATAAATGCAATAAATGTAAGATAGTTATTATCGTGTGGATATGGTTTACTTACTTTAAGACCTGGTAGGATTTGTTTAGTAAATCCAATCTCATCACATCTTTCTAAATAAACTTTAGTGTTTTTTGATTGTTTGATTGCACTTCTAAACTCTCTCATGATTCTTTCACCTGAAAGTTGTGATATGTTGTTATCTTTTTTAAGTGCAGTTAATGTTTCTTTATCAAGTTTACCACCTAATCTAGTTTCAAACCTTACTGCTCTTAATTTTCTTAAGGGGTCTTCATCAAATCGTTCTGATGCTTTACCAACTGTTTTAACAACACCCTTTTTTAAATCTTCTACTCCACCATGAAAATCAATAATCTCTTTTTTATCAATATCATAGTATAATGAGTTACAAGTTAAATCTCTTCTTTTAGAATCAGTTGAAATATCACACCACTTTACTTTATCAGGCCTTCTACCTTTACCAATATCTTCTCTAAATGTAGTTACCTCGTGTCCATTTATGATTATACTACCCAATCCAAGATTTGAGTTTACGTTATTTGTTGAATGTTTAAAATTACCTTGTTTAGCAATCTTAATCATTTCTTCTGGTGTTGCATCTGTTGTTAAATCGAAATCTTTTGGGGAATTACCCATAAGTGCATCTCTAACTGCTCCACCTACAACATAAAGTTGTTTTTTATTCTTTTTAAATGCCTTTTGAAGTTTTTTAATATCAGATGGTACAGATAAACTAAATTTAGTTCTTGTTGCTTTGTTCTCATCTAATCCACTTCTATCGTGTTTTGAGAATTTACCTAATTTATCAAATGCTCTGAATGATTTTAGTTTATTTACTTTTTTAGGAGTCATTACAGATAGTTGTTTGTATCTCATATGGTTTTTAACAATGTAAAATACATTTGCTGGATTACCACCAACTGATTCTATAAACTTTTTATACTTCTTTACTAAAGATGCCGATACTTTCTCATGTCCAAAGTGTGTAATGTGTCCTTTCTTTGGATGAATACCTGCAGTTTCATCTTTTCCTATATCATGGAACATTGCTGCTATTGCAATATCAATATCATCTTCTTTGATTGAACGATTTACAACTACGATTGTGTGTTTAAGAACATTTCCTTCAGGATGTTTATCTACTCTCTGTCCAAAGTTCTTTAGATTGTAAACTCTCTTTTGTAAATCAGAAGGCATTTTCTTAAATAACGATTTAAAATCTTTTATTCCTAAATCTTTTAAACTTTCTTCAATTGGTTCATATCCTCTTTTCTTAGTATCCTTTTCTTTCTCTTGATGTCCACCTTTTTTATCATCATCATCAAAATCAATTGTATCTGGTTCAGCTATTGAACCTCTTTTTGCATATGATGAATATGTATGATGTTTATTAAAATCCTTTTCAGCTTCTGATGAAGGTTTACTACTCTTTACAGATTTAAACTTATCTGTTACCTTTGTTGGTAACGATTCCTTAATTACTTTATCTGATTTAAGTTTGTAATGTATATCTCTACCATCAGCATCTTTACCGAATCCTTTACCAACTTGTTTTTTCCAAAGTAACTCTAAGAACTCTGCCTTTTTTCTATAAGATAATCCTTTTAGTTTTTGATTGATTTGTTTTCTGTTTTTGTAAACATACTTTTTGAAATCCATATAAAAGAATTCATTAACTTCCTTTATAGTATCGTATTGATATTCTTTATTAGAATCAGAATCTTTTCTATATTCCTTATTTCTTTTATCGAACCTTTTCATATCTTCAGGTCCAGCATATCCAATCATCAATTCATTAGTATCATCTTTTTTACCAAACTTCTGTACTTCTGCATCTCTTAATGCTGGCAAGAATCTAAACTTGGCTCTTTTCCTAACTCTACCTTTTTTTCTTAATACATTCTTATGAACTACTTTAGCCTGTGCGATAGATAATTCATTTTTCTTTTTACCAGGAAACAAATCTTTCATAAACTCATCATAAACTTGTAGGTATGCTTTTTTGTATGCAATCTTTTTAAGTTTAGAAAGAGGTTTTCTTCTCTTCATTGTTCTTGCTCTCCTTCTTGCAATTTGAGCTCGTTTTCCAGCCATCGCTGCTTTTCTTCTAAGTAATGCGGCGGGTCTTAATCTACCTTTACTTTCTTCTACATCTACATCTTCGGATATACCCATTTTCTCTTGCCACGAATCAAATGCATCAAAATCGTATTCTCCTTTTTGAGAATCCCATCCACATGAATGACATAAATACTTTTCACTATCATCAGATTCGATTTCCCATTGGTGATTACATTTTTCACACTTTACTTCTGTTCCTGCAAGTTCTGAAATGAATCCTTCTTTAACCATTCTAAAGGTAACTACTTTTCTACCATTGATTGTTGGCATTCCATGTTCATCTTTACCGATTGATTTAACAACTGTTTTCTTGTTCTTAAATCTACCAGTCATAATAGTATCTCCAACTTTAATTGGTAGTACTATATTTTCATTTAAGGATGCTTCGTATTCTTCTTGTGATTTCTTATCACCTTTTTGAGAATCTAATGATTGTTCCTTTTCATCTTTGTTAACATCCAATCCTTTTACCAATTCGTAACCAACTAATGCTGCTTTACGAGTTACGTGCTTAAACCATTTAGAATAAGCATCTGATGAATAAATATCAACTTGGTTAGTTGCAGTTGTTGTACCAAGTACACCTGCTGGAAATGGAGTTACTGCTTTAACAGGTCCATTTGGGTATGTTGGATGGTCATAGTAATCTTCTAACTCTTTGTTAGTAATC